CCACCACCATATGCTTTCTCCAGAGCATCAGTAGTATTCTTCCTCAGCACAAACTCCCCATCAGACAAGAGAACATCCTGTTCTCCCTCAAGTGTTGCAGGAACCATGTCATCAACTCCAGAACCATCTCCTGGGCCTCTAACCATTCCTTTATCACCTTCTTCAAAACGAGCCACAGTATCGTCTAATTCACCTGACTGTACTCGCCCGACAAGATCGCGTAATGCTTCCTCGCCGTACTTCTGAACAAACATAGCCAAGACTATTTCTGGTTGATCAGACATTCCTTTAATTGCTTTGACTGCTTCGACAATAACATCTTTCTCGTTCATGCCGTTGTCTTCCATCATTTCATCAACCTCTACCTCACCACCTTCTGCATAAGTGTATGGGTACTTAGGTGTGCTACCGTCTGCTCTAGGTCTTCTTTGATACTGAAAGTAGAGACCTTCCCCAGGACTTCCCCCGTAAGGATTAGGATTATAACTTCTTACCATTGGATTTGGCATAGGTGGTCTTGTTTCTTTATCACTGTCTTCACCATCATCTGCCGCACGATTCTCAATCATCTGCATATCTGCCATAGACTGACCAAGCATTGCAGGCATGAAAGCTTGTTGCCCTGCTGTAAATGCACCGCCTTTAGTGCCAGTACCAAACGGCATCGCTGCTGTGGCAGTATCTGTACCAAGAACTTTAGTTGCTAAATCTGATGCACCACCGCTAACAACAGAAGTTGCTGATGGACTTGGAGCTGTAAAGCTTTGAAGAAGACCTGGCTTTGCTGCTGCGGCAGGTGCTCCTTGAACTGCTGATGCTGCTGCTCCGCTTGTAGACCCAGACAAACCACCAAGTATCTTGCCACCAAGAAAAGATGTCATACCTGTCTGTATGCCTTTACCTATGTCTCCTGTCTGTACAAACGATCCTAAACCTGCTCCTACTCCTGCTAATGCAGGTACTGACATAGCTCCAAGAGTAGCCCCAAGTGCACCTGTACCTGCTAGTGCAGGTAGTCCTAAGCTAAATAGTAGAGGAAGAACCATTTAAATCTCCAAAAGTTCTATTGAACTTTAACACCAAAAGTTCAAACTATCAATTACGTTAACCATTCATATATCTTTTTAGTCTCTTCTTTGCGGTGCTTTAACCCATTATACCCACCGTTAATACGTTTTGTCAGGCGTTTAATTGTATCATCGTTCACACCTTCATCGCAAATATCCCATAGTTTATTTCTTTTAAAGAACCAAATTGCACTCTCCATTGGGTACTTTGTCGCTACAAGATCTGGATCTGTCATTACTTCAGACAAGTCCATATCATCTGCAAACTGAGAATAATTATTTTTTCCAGTGCATTGTAAAAATCCGCGTCCTCGCCACAAGTAGCCCTGTCCAGAATTACCCATCCTGTCACCGTATACACGATCAGCTAGAGCTTGTGGGTTTCGAGCACAGCTTTCAGCATCGCTCTCTGACTTAAAGTATTTACCAAACACTGCCAGTATAGATTCTTTACTATAGTTTAAGTTCTCTTGTGTATAACGAAACGTACCGCTCTCGTGTACAAGCTGTCCTAAGAAATGTGCTCCACGTTCTGGATTTAAAACGTAGTGGTCACATATTTTCTTTGCAGTGTTAGGGCCAAATGAACCGTCAGGTGTAGATCCAATCTTTTCCTGTAATGTCTTTAGTGCTTCACTCATCTACGAAATCCTTCGAGCCACAAACACGCTCATAGACCATGTCAGAAGTATAACTCTCTGCCCATTTGTTTTCTGTGAAAGTGCAAAACTCCCACAAATCGTCTACATCTGAGCTGATTAACTCAATAACGTCTTGTTGTGCAGACACTGTTCCCTCAAGATGTTCGATGTCGTGAACCATTCCACTTATATACCATACAAGAGCTACCAACTGCACAGCCATAGCAAAGACTAAAGCAACAGGTATCTTCATATCAGACATATCGCTACCTCTTAAAGAACTTCTGTACGCCACGCACACCAAATGACGCTGATATGGCGATACCTAAACTATAAAAATACCAGTCTGGAGCTTTGGAGAGCTGTTCAAAACCACTATCCACCCAACCATCAGTGCCTGGAACAAACGCCAAAACAAGCGGGATAGACAGAACAATTACGAACCACTCGTCTTTCCAACTTGATTGAGAACCTTGCGCCATTATGCGCTCCCAGTCTGCGACTGATGTCTCTTTTGAGAGCATGATCTTGGCTTTCGCTTCCGCCTCTGTTAGCTTTAGCTTTGCACTTGCGGCTTGCGCTTGTGACTTCGCATCAAACCAACTCCCTGCTAGATTAGCTATTGGCCCTATCAGTTGAGCAATCATAGCACTTCCTCCTCAACGACTTTTTTCTTTGCAGACGTGGACTCTTTGCCCATCCATATGCCAAAGCAACCAGTAAGAGCACCCATGCAAACAGATACGAGACCACTCTGTGCAACAGATGGATCAGGCAATCCCATAAACCAATGCACTGCCTGATATGTAAGGATCGTAACCGCCAACATCATTAGACGTGGTAGTATTTTCCAATCATCTAAAACGGTAGCAGGCATTATTTAAGCATCCCACTTGCAAGCAAAGAACCTATTCCAGTACTCATAGCTCTAGCTTCCTCTTGAGACATCGGTTTGCTTGCACCTTTTCCAGTTGCACCTTTTCCAGGGCCGCTACCTGGAAAGCCAGATACAGGAAACTTACTTTCCAACATATCAGCCATAGTAGATCTCTCTTGAGGTTGATCAACCATTCGTTTAAAAAAATCAAACTCACTTCTTGGAGAAGGTTGATAAGGTGAGTTATAGTTAGGTGTATTAAAGTTGCTTCCCATGTTCATGATTTCAGCACGTTCTCTTGCGCTCATCATTTCTATAGGACGAGGTGCAGTCCTCTGTGATCCGCCAAGTATATCATAGTTCCTAGCAGCATGCATAAATGCAGGACTCATGTTTGGAGTCTGAGCATTCCTAGCTGCCGCCATATAATATGGAACCTGACCTGCGCCTTGTTGAGATTCATACTGCATTAGTGCAGGACTATAACCAAAGCCTCCCAATCCACCTCTCATTCCTGAGTTACGTCCACGCATACTGCGTCTACGCCTTGGTCTTTTAGGCATCATTTCATCTTCAGAAAAGTCATCTTCCATGTAAAAGTCATCTTCATAGAAGTCATCCATATAAGGGCCATCATTATAGAAGTCATCAGAACCTCCTTTACGGCGATCATAATCTACTTCAACTTCTGGTCTAGGAGGTATTACTTGATCCTGTCTATCTTTTCTTTTACGCCTTCTTTTTCTCCTAGCGTCAGCACCATGAATGCTATCATGAAACGCTTGTTGTTTTGCTGTACGACCTGATTTGTTATCTGTCCTTAGAAACTCTGGAAGAAGATTGTACAAACCTGCTTTAGCCCTACTAAGGCTCATACCTTCTGGTTTAGGCTGTGGTCTTTTGCTTGAGAATTTCTTAGTTAACGCTCTTCTTCTTTGATCGGCTTGACCAGAAGCTTTTCTTTGTTCACGTCTTCTGTCTGCTGCTAATGTTTGTGCTCTTTGTCTTGCTAACTTAGCTGATGCAGCATTCCTTCTTTCTGACAATGATGCTGTCGATGTTCTTGCAGGAGTCGCATTAGCTCTTGTCATACGGCTTGCAGCCGCAGCCCTTGATTTTACTACACTTGGCCTATTTGCGTCTCTTCTTCTTGCTGCTGCTGATGTTGCCGTTCTTTGTGCAGCACGTCTTCTAGCTGCTGCCGCAGATCCTGCTCTTCTTGCGGTTGCCCGTGAAGCTCCTGCCCTCTGTGCACTACGTGCTCGTGAAGCCGCTGCTGCACCTGATCTTCTGGACGTTGCCCGTGAAGCAGCAGTTGCAGCAGTTCTAGATCTTGAAGCTGCTGCTGATCCTGCCCTTCTAGCTGTTGATCTTGATGCACCTGCTCTCTGTGCGCTACGCGCTCTAGATGCTGCTGCCGCACCTGATCTCCTAGATGTTGATCTTTTTGCAGCAGTTGCTGCCCTTCTAGACTTTGAAGCTGCGGATGCTGATGCCCTTCTTGCGGTTGACCTTGCTGCTGACGCTGCCCTTGACTTAGCCCTTGATTTAGCTCTTGAGGCCGCTCTTGCTCTATTTCTAGCTGCGCTTGATCTAGATCTAGTTCTAGCTCTGCTAGTTGAGCTGCTTCTGCTTGTTCTTGATCTTCCTCTAGGTGGCATTATGCTTCTCCTGATATTGCTTCTGGGGCGGTCACGGTGATAGCCGTGTGCCGTTTAGTTTCTGCTGTCCAAGACTTTCCGCAGTCAGGACAAGTTCCATCTGGGTATGAGGCAACTTCTTCTGGTGTGTCTACCACGTTATCACAGTGATGGCACTGTAACCTATCTACAGATGTTGACGGCCTAAACCTAGAACCATCGCCTATTACTATAATATGTTCATCGCTCATGTTGTGCTCACTGTTACTGTTCCTACTGTCCCTGTGCCTTGAGATCCACGAAGAAAAGCAGAATGGGTTAAAGGTACTCTAACATAACCATCATGCTGAAATAAAGTCCCAGTTTCAAGTCCACTGTCATCTGTGGGCAAATTGGTGATAGTTATCTCTGTTGCCCTAACATCACCTGGATTTTGAATCTGTTCCAAAAACACAGAAAATGCACGAATAACCTCACTAAAGTACGTTCTTTGGTACTGATCTGGAGGTATAGGGAAATACGGACGGGATAAACGTCTGGACATTAGCGCCTCCCATCAGGTCTTATGTCTAGGCGTGGAGAACCTAGTCTCCAAGTTACACCAAGATCATCTGAAGATATTTTAAATCTCATCTGCCTACCACGCAATCTAAAAAACAACTGCTCAGTCCTTGCATTCAATGCGGCTGCTTGTGTTTTCACAAACGCATCTGTCTGTGTGTTAGAGTATGTACCATCAGGCACGTTTTTAACATCTAGTGTTATATTTACATCAGGCAAAGTTGCTGATGAGTTTTTAAAATCAACATCAGGTATCATCTTACGGAGCAACATAAACTGCTCGCCATCCCCTATATCTATAGGGCTAGACTGTATGAAGGCATTAATTGGTGTGGTTGGATTAGTTGTGCCATCGTCAAATCCGATTTCATGCTCATAAATATAACCGTCAGAGTTTGCTGCAAAAGGGAAATCAAAAATACCCCTGTCAATCCATGCAGTTCTACCAAAAGAGCCATAATACCAAACCTGTTCTAGATAGTTATAAACAACATATCTATTTACTTCTTCGCTATCAGCAGAAGGATAGTACCACCAGACTTCAGAATGCTGTGTATTTATAGCAGCATTTACTTTTTCGATCTGCCCTTCGTTTAAATCAGAAAAAACATAATCACGAACCATGCAAGGCAGTCTTTGCACAGAACCACTATATACATAGAACTCTGATCTACCCATCCAAAAGACATTATCGTCTACAGCTATAACTGCGTTCGGCCCTGCAACAGTTATGTTTTCTGACAAGGCATTCACACCAAATGTAAACGGTGGGCCAAGAAACTGCATTGCGTATAGTGTCGTATCTGTGAACACTAATATCTGCTGTCTTGTTTCTAGGGCTGTAACAATCTCTGATCCAGAGCCAAGCCTTAGTTCGCCTGCTGTATTTGTTGTTTGTGTTTGCCAGTCTGTTAAAGATTCTTGGTCTGAGAATCTAATCGCCAAGGGATCTTGTACTCCTGGATTTGCTTCTGTGTCACACCCGAAAGCAATAACATGCCTATCTCTGTCAGACACTAGAACTTGTTTTGCAATCGTTGGCGCTTTATTTGCACCTGCTAAAGAGGTAATATCTACCGCCCTACTTCCTAGAGTATTAGTCTCATCCCAGTAGTATATGCCACCATCTCTGACGTTGATTAAAAGATCTTCACCAAAATTGTCGTGAGACCAAAGCCTTAGTGTGTTTACTACAATTGAATCTGAAGAAGCAGATCCCCATGCTCCTCGTGACCAAGTTCCTGCGCCCCAACCTGCGCCAGACACACCAATATCTAGACCTGTATTGATTTGATATTTACCAATAACAGAGCCACCACCGTTGCCAGTATCAGATCCATTAGCTGCAACAAGACTAGGATTAAGTTGCCCTTCATATGTTATGTCGGATATGGATGTACCTGCTGCTCTGGCTTTAATCTTGTAACTAGCTGTGTTTACAACCTCTGTTACATAATACTCTTGATTTAAAACATCTGCCGTAATCAAACCACCAAGGCTTGCCGCACCAGAGTATGTCACGAAATCGTTTACCACTGCACCGTGATTTGTATGACTTACCGTAAGCTCTGAAGAGCCATTAGTTGCAGCAAACGTAACAGCACCCGCTGATGTTGTAAGTCGTAAGGGAGTTACATCGTTGTAAAAACCACCTTCATCAATGTAGTATTTAAGGTTCGTACCTACACCAACATATTGATCTCTATCTAATGAAACCCAAGGGTGTAGCGCACGACAAGTACCAAGAAACGAGTTAGATGATCTCTTTTGCCAACCACCTATTTTCTCAGGATAGCCCTTTTGAAATCTAACATTGTCAATATCAAACCAACCACCCTCATTAGAGTAGGATGTTATCTCACGATTTACACCTGGATTGAATTGGAGCTTTGATAGAGGCATTTTACTTTCTCAATAAAAGTTCAATTGAACTATTAAGCAATCTCTTCATACGATACTACGACTTTAAAATCATTTGCTGTCCCTGCTGTAGCACTCAATGAAGTACCTGTGCTACCATTCTCTTCTAAGTAAATAGGAGCGTCTTTTGTTACTACGTCAAAGAAATCATTATTGTTTACTGATTTAAGCTGAACAAGCTCTGTAGCCGTACCCCCTGCGTTAGTGGCGTTGTGGTAGCTCACAGTACAAGTTCTTGCTGCACTACCATCCACGTTGATTAAACGCACAAGGTTTACTTTGAGAACTTTATTGTTGCTCCCTGCATTGTTAAGAATTGATGTTGCTGATGTTGTTGTCAGGCTAGTTACGTTAACCTTACCTGTCATCGTGGTTAATGCTGCAATGTTTGGCTCTGCCATGTCTGTCTCCTATCCCAGAATAATACTGAGGGCTATTGATGTGTTGGGTGCGAGGTTAGAATATCCTATAGTTCCTGATCCATTTGTAGTCAAAGCTCTATTCGCACTACCATCTGAGGTTGGCAAAGTAAGAGCAGTAACAAAAGCTTGCAAGTTTGCATCATAAGCAAGAACATTTGATCCTATAGCGACACCAAGGTTTGTTCGAGCATCCGCAGCAGAACTGCCGCCTGTACCGCCATCTGTAATAGCTAGATCAGTAATTCCTGTTATGGAACCACCTGTGATGTTTACGCTACTCATGCCAAGGTTGGCTGTAATGTCTACAACCGCTGCACCTGAACCTGCACCATCAGCATAGATTATAGCATTGTCACCGTTTGCTACAGTTACATTTGCACCAGAGCCTTGGCTAAACGTACAAGCCTGTCCTGATCCGTTGACTACAAAGTATATATGCTGACCGTCATTAGGAGATATTGTAATTGTGCAGGCTTGAGTTGCTCCAGATAGTACAAGTGTCTTGAACTGACCATCTGACAATGTACCGTCACTCGTTGTAAGTGTGTGTGATGCGCCAGAAGAACCTAAGTTGATAGTCCCAACTCCGTTAGTCAGTCGATCAACTATGTTAAGATTATTGTTGGTGGTTGTACCCCATGTACCCGACTGTTCGCCGTTTCTGATAAGTTCGATACCACTATTTGTTGCATATGTACTTGGCATGTTTTTTCCTACGCAGCTACTATTTGTGTCCAGATTGTGTCTTCTTCTGGAAGTATTCTACTCCAAACTAACACAGTTCCTACTTCTCCGCTACCCGCAAGTCCTCCGACTGTAACAGAAGATCCGCCTGTGACCGTGACAGAACCTACAGAACCCGTAGCAGCTAGAGATGCAGCAGGTATAACGGCTGTTGTTCTTTGTGTTACTCCACCGACACTTGCGGTGGCAGCTAGACCTGTTTCAGGCACAATCGCATCACCGATTACGGTAACTTGATGTATGTTACCACTAGCCTCAAGCCCTGTCACAGTAGCAACTGCACTGGCATTTACAGTTACCGTGCCAAGCGCAGATGCCAAAGCAGAGATCGTTGGGAGATTTACTAACGCCGTACCTGTAATAGTCGGCCCTGTAACTCCTCCAGTTCCTGCTAACCCTGTAAGGTTTACCACAACATTTGTTATTGGCGTTACATCACTAGTAGAACCTGTTGCAGTCAAACTGCCTACTGGAATGGCGATACCACCACCAACGCCTACTGCTACAGTACCAACCGCAGCCGTACCTACAAGTCCTGTTGCATTAAGGTTGTTGTCTGTAACAAGAGAAACAACGCCAACAGAACCTGTTGCACCAACACCCGTAACAAGATTACGAGTAACGGACGCATCATCACCTATCGGTACTTGAGCTATGGATGTTGCGCCAAAAAACATTTAAATAATCCTTATTCAGGCTTAGTAGGCCAATCGTCATCTTCTAAGTTAGGCCAGTTGCTGTGATCTGGTAGGTTACGCAGTGCTGTACGATATGTAGCCCACTCAACCTTCTTCTCAGCCGCTAGTGGACTGTCGTTTGCTTGTGTCCAATCGCTATCTGCGAGTAGAGTGTTGCGTTGTTCTCTTACAGGAGCGCCTAGTACAACACTGCTTATACTTGACCACTTTGTTTGTATCTCATTCCATGTTGGTTTTGTTTGATCGTTAAGTATAAAAACTTGATCGTTGTATTCCTGTTCATTTGTAGGACCTCCATCAACACGATATGCAGTCATACCTAATGCCGTAAGGCTTTCAACTACATTCATACCGCTATCTCCATTGCCATAATTGTCATATCAGCGTCACCATAATAATTTACACGAATAGTGTTTCCATTATCTTCTTTAACTTGAACCTTATAGGTAACGGCAGAAGATGTAGCTGGAGCATCGCCACCTGCTAAAGAAAGAGGAACTCCTGTGTTAGAACTTTGTGAATTAAAACTTTGCTGCGCATTACCTTCGGACAATGTAGTATCACTACCCGATCCAATTTTTCGAATTAATCTAGCTGCGGTACCGCCATTAGAACTATTGTTTGGCTCTAAAGCACCACACATTGCCCACACCATAACTCTATTGCTAGATGAGGTAAGGGTTATATCTACTGATAAGGGTATATCAGCAAAACTGCTACTGGAAACGGCTGTATATCCAGTATAGTTGCTTGTAACTACTTGCAAAACCTTTCCACCACCAAAGCCTTGCCAAGCGGAGCCATCCCAGTAACCTCTAGGATTACCATCCCCATCAGACAGCACGATGTAGTTGCTTGCAGTGCGGATGTCTAGGCCGCCTGCATTACCACTATACCGCCCAATTATAACATTGGCATCTCCTGTGGTTATGGCAGAACCTGCACCTTGACCCACAAAAACATTATCGCTGTTAGATGTGGCAAGTGCTAAACCTGCATTATGACCTACCAATGTGTTTCTTAAACCTGTTGTAAGTTCTTGCCCTGCCCTTGCACCCACCGCAGTATTTGAATCTGCTGTTGTTTGATTTGTTAAGGCATTGAGGCCAACAGCCGTATTATTAGCCCCTGTCGTGTTTGCATCTAATGCAGAAGTTCCCACAGCCGTATTGTTGCTCGCAGTCGTATTAGCGTAGAGAGCATTCAAACCCACCGCAGTATTATCACCGCCTGTTGTATTGCTATATAAAGCCTGTCTACCTAATGCAGTTATGCTGTTTCCTGTGGTTTTGCTATACCCTGCTTGATACCCGACAGCTACGTTGTTGCTTGAGGTAGTAAGGTAAACTAATGTTGAGTGACCCAATGCAACGTTATTTGCACCAGTCGTATTGGTGTACAAAGCATCTTGGCCCAAGGCTGTATTGTTGGATGCCGTTGTGTTATTGTACAGTGATCTAAAACCGACTGAAGTATTCTGCGCCCCAGTAGTATTATCAAGAAGCGCCTGATAACCAACCGCTGTATTGTTACTTGCGGTGGTGTTGTTAGCTAAAGCCTGATAACCTAAACTTGCATTACTCCCACCAGTTGTATTGTCCTCTAAGGCTTGATAGCCAACAGCTACATTGTTAGCTCCAGTCGTGTTTGCGTAAAGTGACTTTCTTCCAACCGATGTTCCACCTGATGCTGTTGTGTTACTAAATAGAGCCTGATACCCCACTGCTGTGTTGTCGGATGCGGTGGTGTTTGCGCCTAGTGCGTCACGCCCAACCGCTACGTTTTGTGAGCCTGTCGTTGTAACATCTAATGCGCTAGTACCCACCGCTACGTTGTGATCTCCTGTTGTCAAAGTAGTCATAGAGTATGCACCAACAGCAGTATTTGAACCCCCTGTCGTAATTGCGTCCCCTGCAAGGCCACCAATTAAAGTGTTGTTCGTGCCTGTTGTGACTGCAAGTCCTGCATCATAACCTATAGCAGTGTTGTAAGTATCTGCATCACTAGCAGGGTTCATTGAAAGTAATGCACCACTACCAACTGCTACATTTTTAGCACCGTTTACATTTGTGAATAATGATTCATTACCAAGACCCGTATTATGATTACGGTCAGTATTATTATACCCTGCTTTACGACCTAAAAAAGTGTTGTCAGTTCCAGTAGTTAAAGCTTGCCCTGCTTCAGCACCAATTATTGTATTTTCTGCGCCTGTTGTAATAGCTGTACCTGCATTATGACCAATAGCTACGTTGTTATCACCACCAGATTGCACACTGTCCAACGCAGTGTCACCCAACGCCACGTTGTTTGTACCAGTGGGGTAATTACCGTCTAGCTTTATTGTGCCGCTATCGACTGACACATTACCTGCAACAACTAAGCCGTCAACGGTAACTGTGCCAGTAATATCTTTCGTTGCTATTTCAGCTAAGTCTCTTGCCCTAGTCATGTGTCAACCTTTCTTATTTAGCAGTATACGCTTTTCCCGCTGTGATTGCAGCATTTATATCTGTCATGCTTTCATCAGTCCAATAGTCTTTTGCAACCATAAGCTCTAAATGTTCTACATTACGATCTACACAGGCTTGTCTTTCTGTGGCCTCTTCATCATCCATTTGACTGCCTGCAATTACAGCCTTTATTAGCTCAACACTGTGACCCATCGCTGTGTAGTTCGCAGCTATCTCTTCCTTCGTAATTTCATCAGCCATTTGTAGCCTCCTGTTCATTTACTTTTGCAATTAATAGGTTTGCGAAAGCTTCTCTACCAATTCTTAGTTGATCCATATTAAACTGAGCAGAACCGATCTTTCGGTCTAAATCTGAAATGTGATTAACAATTGTCTGTTGTTCTGTCGTCATGTCTTCTAAGTTGTACTCTTTGTCGTTAACAGTAATTGGGGTCTTTTTATCTTTTCCCATTATACCATTCTCCTTTATGTTATGGTTCTAATATCAGTTCGGCATGAACTAATTCCTTTGTGCTATAAAGTCTCCTAAATCTCTTGCTCTAGTCATGTTTAATCCTCTTCTTCAATTTCCTCATTGACTATATTATTGGGGTCATGGGCTGCTGTTAATAATATAGGATCATCTTGACCATCAATTAATTTCCAGATTGAATTATCTGCTTCTACATATATCTTATCATCCATTATTTTATTCCTTTTTATTGAAGCACATTATTCAAATAAATTAATTCACTATCAGATTGTGTCACTCTTGTTTCAGGCCACGTTCTAGCCGAAGCACCTAATGCGTCACTCCACCAAATAATGCGAACTGCGCCATTGCCACCGTCACCGCCAATACGACTACTTCCGTTGTTGGTTGCGCCTGTCGCGCCTCCACCACCACCGCCATAAGTGCCGCCATCTCCACCATCTGAACCAGAGTAAGGAGACCCGTTCGTACCCCCAGAGTTACCCTTACCTACACCATATGTACCTGTCGTAACTGTTCCAGAACTTCTCCCTATAAGTATGCCAACGCCTCCGCCACCAGGTGAACCTGTCAAACCAAAGCCTCCATAACCTCCAGACGCTGCGCCACCAGTTCCCGTGCCAGGTAAATCATAACCTCCACTTCGATAATAACCTCCGTTGCCGCCGTTTGCAGAGTAACCTGCTGCCCCTCCGCCACCGCCGCCCCATTTATTAGCGCCACTACTAAAAGTAGTTCCACCTGTGCCACCTGTGTAACCCGCAGTATAAGAGCCAAACGGAGTGCCGCCGCTTCTACTAGCTCCGCCACCACCATTTGCAATTATTTGGTAGCCTTGGTCTGGAGCAAATACACTAGCCTGACCGTCTGGAGCCGACCCATTAGTGCCAGTGCCTTTTACTCCAACTGTAATCGTATAAGAGTTTCCCGCAGAAATATGAAAGGTATTTTTATAAGCAAGTGCGCCGCCACCGCCACCGCCTCCTCCAGATCCACCGCTACCGCCTCCTCCTGCGCCCCCTGCGCCGACAAGTAAAATAGACATTCTATCTATATCTCCTGTCCCGTTAGGGTCAGGAACAGTAAAAGTGTGATTACCTGTGTTTGTGTAAATGTGTTCCCCTGTTGTTATAGATTTTGGAGCTAACCCCTTAAAACCATTTATTGAACCACCACCAAATGTTGCAAGCATCGGTGCGTACAAGATTTGTTTTTTAGGCATCCATAAAGTCATTTTAATTTTCTACTTATACTGTGTCTGTGAGGCTAGAACAGTGAAAGTCGCATCCGCTGTTTTTATAATAGTAAAAGTGTAACTGTCTATACTGCTTGCATTACCACCTGATGGAGCAGAATCATTTGCCCATTTAGGTGTGACTGATGATCCATCTATTTGATAAGCATTGAGGTAGTATGCTGTAGAACCTTGCTGCATTAATATAACAGCAGTCATAGACTGCCCTGTAGACATAATACTGTTTAAAGATCCACCACTGTCTGCACGAAAGTTAATTGTTCGGTTTGCCGTTTGATTTACCGTGAAGTTTTCAATCGCTTTTTCTAGAAAGTCAAAGTTAATCGTGCCAGTTGTGGAAGTCTTGGCATCTACTTTTTCTTTAACTTCTTCAATATCAAGCGCACCGTTTACTTCAATTACAGTGTTATTTATTTTTAATCTTGCAGATCCACCTGTATGAAATTCTATCTCATCTGCCGAAGGAAAGTCTACTTTGGTATTAGTATCACCATCATGGATCAAAGCATCTGCATATAAATTACCTGAAAAATAACCGTCTTTCCATTTAACATCTGAGGCACCTAAATCAGAAGCACCAGATTCGTTTGTTCCACTTTCATCAGTAGCCACTAAAGCATTATTCGCAAGGCGAATACCAAAGTTAGTTGGGTTTACTAAGTAAGGTTTGCTACTTTTAACTCCAATCCCACCAATACGACCATCATCTGCATAAAGCCCTAGAAGTTCACCGTCACCATTTCGTCTGTTAAACTGAACAACCGCTGCATTATTTACAACAAATTGGTTTGTATCATCCGAAAGCCTAACACCGTAAGAATTAAAACCAGTAGTCGTTTTGCCCACAAGCAAGTCACCGCTGCTGTCTATTCGCATACGTTCTGCTGAACCAGTAGCAAACCTTATATCTTCAGCCCTAAAGCCTAATGGTTTAAGGGCATCTTGAGCAGTGTTAGACACTTGTAAGCAAAAATTACCAGAACCAACCTCACCGACACTGTCTGCAAAATTACCAACAGCGTTTGTTGCTAAGGTAAAAAGAGCATGACCCCCACTATCAATACGAAAGGCTTCTGAACCATTTGTTTCTATAGTAACGGTATCAACCGCAGGGAAACGTATCGCTGTGTTTGTATCGCCACTATGAACAATCTTATCGGCAATCGTTACATCACCGCTGAACGTGCTTGTCGTACCAGAGAGATCTCCTGATAGCGTTCCGCCTGTTAACTGTAGGTATCGAGCATCTGATTGGGATTGTGTGTAAACATTCGCTATCGTCTGTGTTGCATATGCAACAACATCCACGGTATCTCCAACCGTTGCGCCAGAAGCAAGGACAATTGAAGTCCCATTTGTGGCTGTGAAATCTGCTGCCGAAAGTTTAGATCCATTTAAAAATACTTCGGCAAACCCCACAGTATATGACACTGAAAAGGTTGTCTGGTTAGCTGTTGCAGTAAAAACCGTAGTCGTAAAAGTTGTTGGTTGTATATCCGCAGCTATCGCTGTGATAAATACAATAGCATCTCCAGATAGATTTATCGCATTATTGCTGTTACTGCTTTCAGAGACATTCCTAGTGAGAGTCGTCCCTGAAGCAGTAAAAACACCTGAACCTAGCTCAAAATTACTTGTACCATCTTCTATACAGTACCTAACAGTATCTCCGTTAGATACCCCTGCTGCGGTAAAAGTCTGGAAACCGTCAACCGCTGAACCCAATGTGATTGTGCCAGTACCCGTAGTAGCGGTTGTCATCTTGGCACGATTGACCAGTTTTACCATAGCGGCACTCCAAAC